TCACTGTTATTTGCCCCGATCGCACGGGGCGAGCGGGAGGTTTCAGCGATTACTTACCGGAAGGCTTTGAAATGTGTCGGAAAGGCGTCTCAAATATTTTTCAACTTAATATCACTCAAAACAGGAAGGTTGGTGCATCTGCAGAATGGATGCGCCGGTTGCCCCGGAAATTTATCAATTGGGAAGGTTTTACCATTGAGCGGACCACAGACCGGACAGGTCCGCTCGTCACCCATGGTCATCCACTCCAGCTTTTCAATTCCGACATGCTGGTGAAACTTGAGTCGCCCCATGTTGTGCGCCCGTAACACCTCAGTTCGGGCGATCATCTCCATGCGATATTGGGCTTTGCTGAAGACTTTTGTTCCGGCCTGTTTGAAGGAATCCTTGTAGATGACAACCCGCCCAAGGTCCCGGACAATGTCATCCGTACCTTTCCCTTCTATGATGCCCTGCATGATGACGCGCTTTATGCCGTCGGTCAGTTCCCGATTCACATCACCAGTCAGCGTCAGGTTGTATTGCGTCATGAAATCAAGGGCGTTGGTATCGACGATAGTGAATACCTTGGTGGCCAGCTTGTCGATGCCTCCGGCCTTCAGGTCGGCATAGAAAGGTAGTGACGCCGATGTCAGTTCGGTAATGCCCTGAGCGATGCCGCCCTTGAACGCGTCCTTGGTACTTTTGCGGAAGACGAGCGTCTGGTCCCGTTTTAATTGGCGCAGAACATCGTCCAGCTCTCCCTGTAGCTTCTCCAGACCTTTCAACGCAGCCAGCTTGTTGTCCGGCAGCGAACCCAGACTGCGGTATTTCAAAATGGCCTGAGCCACTTCCTGTTCAGCCTTGTTGAGGGACTGGGTCAGTTGGGCGGTAATGGAATCGTTGTAGCGGTTACGGGATTTCAGGCTTTTGAGCGTTGCCGCCTGAATGCGTTCTTTAAGGTCGGAGGGCATGGTCAGGATTCCCGGCGGTCAATAAATCGGCAGGCCGGGGAATCGAAAGTGCGCTCGGAGTTGTGTACCCGGCAGCGGTTGGAATCGAAATTGAAATGGTTGCATTCATCACATAAGGAGGCCGCCGCCGTTGCTTCCAGCTCCTCTGAATAGTGATGGTGGGCCTCGGTGTCGAGATCGCTGTTACCGTCAGCTGGGATACCGAGCATCTTTCTGGCACTGGGAACACTCATGATTCCAGACACAACCATATCGACTACGGGCTTCACCTGCTTCTCATCCATCAGGTCAATGTTCTTGCGCTCGGTCTCACGATTTGCGGCTTCGATGTCCGGGTCCAGATCCATCTTAAGTTGTAGGCTGGAACGGCTGATCAATTTGCGGTCATAGAGCTCGATGAGCAATTTTTTGAAATCGACGGCATCGCTCGGATCAAGGTCATTGAAAATGAATTGTAGCGACTTGTCTCCATGATCTTTGAGCTCCATCCAGTCATCGAAGATCCAGTCAAGCAGCTTGCGTGCAGCATGTTTAATCTCGCGAATCATGACCATCATTTTTTGCATACTGACAGAGGCTGTGGCAAAGTTTGGACCGTCTCCGGTCACCAAAGAACGTGAGAGACCGAGAGCCACCACAATGTCTTCCTTAACCTCCTTAACCTTATCCTCAACGTTGAGGACCTGGCCATCCGTGCCGTGAGTTTCCACATTCACATAGAACGGGACCACAAGGCCGCTTTTCATATCCATCTTGTTGACCATGTCACGGACCTGTTCCAGCATTCGCTGATCGGGCATCACCATCTTCTGACCGAAAGCGCCGCCCACCTTGAGGAGCCGGAAGGGAGTGGCCCAGCGCTTTGCAATAGCCTGTTCGGCGCGACGGTAATCACGAAGCAGTTCAATTGCCTGAAATGCGGGCAGAACCAGTGAGTTGCCTCTTGGTGAAAAGCCCGGGGCATCCCATTTCAGGTGGATGACTTGATCCACCGGAAGGTCGATGGGGTCGCTGGCCGAGCCTGAATCCTCCGCATACTGCTTGGCTTCGATAAGCTCGCCTTGGGCATACTTCACCTTCACCGAAACCGGATTGACGCATACCACTTCCTCGATGTCTTGACCGGAAGTTGCATATCGTTTGAAGCCGACAGCATCACCTTTGACCAGCAGCTGAAGGATCATGTCCTTTATGAACTCCGATACATCGAGTCGCCATGCGGTGCTGACCGCATCGTCTTTCAGAGTCTCGTCATCGCTGGTAATTTTGATTTCATCCCCGACCGCAAAAGTGCGCCATGAATTGACGCAGTTCTTTACCAACGGCTCTTCGACATAGTATTCCCAAGCCTTTCTGGCTCGCTCTTCCCATGTGGCCGGAACCGCGTCCGACGCGTTTACTTTACTGAATGCAGATGCGTCGAGGGCTGCCGCTGCGGCCATGGGCACAATGGCGTATCCATTGGACTCATTGTCGGGCTGCTCGGTATCTGGCTGGGCGTTTGTATCCACGTTATCCTCTCGGGTTATTTCCGGTTTAACGGCCGCACATCTCCCCACTGTGGGGCGATCACGGCTACACTGGAGTTACTTACCGGATGGAGAGTAAAAACGTCGGAAAGGCGGGTTAAATAAAGACCGGCTCTGTTAGAACAGGCTTGAGCCAAACGGTCTCCTCACCGGCAAGGTCGAGATTGCCTTGCTCCCGAATGAGCATGGCACAGCGGACCGCGTCGATGATGTGGTCATTCCCTTTGGAGTAGATAATCTTGCCGTCCCGCAGCGTGTAGGTCTGGGTGGTGAACTGGTCTTCGATTTCCAGATCATCTGACGGAAAGATGATCTGTTTCCGCTGTAGGGCACCGTTAATCAGGCTGGTCATCAGTTCCTTTGTCCGCTTTTTGATTTCCTTCCCGTCGCGGATCGTAAGCCGGGTCATGCCGCCGAAGTCAAAGCCTTTCAGTCGGCCTTCAAGTTCCAGCTCTTTGTATTTGTCGAGGGTCAGCAGTTCCTGAACCACGGCCAGACCGTTACCGCCATTGTCCACGCCGATTCCTGCCGGGGTGAAATAGCGCTCGAGCAGAGATATAGTCTGGGCAATATGCGGATACGAGACATGCTCCATGTGGATACGCAGCACGAGTTTCAGGATGCTGCGATCACCGACCTCGGCTTCCTGAAAGATAACCAGCTCGGTTGGGTCATTCGTATATCCAAGGTCACCGCCAATCCAGAACAGTCCGGTTCGAGGCGTGAGGTTGAGCAGCAGTTCAAGCCGATCATAGGCGGCTTCCTCGGTTTCACAATCGCGGAGCTCGGTATCGGTAATGGTGACCTTCTGATACTCCAGCAATTCCTGTCGGCAGAGATTGAACTGCTCCACATTGAACGTTCCGTAGGAAGGCTTCCCGTGTTCCCCGGCAACCTCATGCTGCCAGCCAGATGTATCTTTGCCTCCATAGAATTCCAGTAGCTCCGATTCACGTTCGGTAGTCCAGAACGGATTGAGCCAAGAGGCCCAGCGGAACACTTTGAACTGTTCAGACAGGGTCAGCCGATAGTAGGTCGTGTTTCGCAGTCCATTGGGCGTGGAATAAATCTTCAGGCGACCACCTGTTTTCAAACACTGCCTGAGAGCTTTCCACGCTCGCTCTGGGAGCCATGCTCCCTCATCAACCCAGATTCGGTCTACATGAAGCGAGCGGAATGCATCCCCATACGCACCGGCCGGACGGAAATAGATCACGGAGCCATTGGTAAACTCCAAACGGAAATACGGCTTCCGGGTGATTTTCGGTTTGCCGTATTTCGAAATGGCAATGCTGTTCATCAAGTCCTCATTGTGATCCAGCTGGTACTCGATTTCTTCGATTACGGTGTCGAGATGTCCCTGATGAGGAGCGGCAATCAATCCCTTTCCGCCGCGAGTCGTGAAGGCATAGTGCAGTGCATCCGTTGAGAGCACGATCGACTTGCCAACGTCACGGCCATCGAGGTGGACGATGTTTTTATGGGAGCAGCGGAGGTCTTCCTTCTGATGCTCCCAATATGATCGAACCGAACCGTCCCGGTTGTAGAGATAGGCTTGTCCCCACAAGACCGGGTCACGGAGTGTTTCGGCCAGTCTGCGCTCCTTATCAGAGACACCCATCAATTCATTCCTTTGCGGATGGCAATTCCAAGAACCGATGAGATCAGCTCTGTGAGGATCTGTTGGACCGCCAATGTGTTCGTCCTGTTACTGACAGCTTCCTCGATATCCAAAATGGCCTGATCGAGTTCCTGCCATTCCACGTATTTCTGCCGAGCGGCTTCCATACGTTCGAATGCGTCGTCTATGCGCCCGGCCGCCAGCTCGGAGCCGATATCGACCAGAGCCTGACCAGCCTCCCGGATCACTTCGCTGTTTTGTTCGAGTATTTCTTTCATTGTTCACTGTCCTCCGGATTTGTGTTCGCCCAACTATCCAGTGAATCAATGGCTTTCTGCAGACGCATGCCGATTCCGATCAGACGTTCCGCATCCGGGTGGTTGGATTCAACCAGAGCCTTGTTTGCCTCCCGGACATATTCCGGCGTGTAGCGGTTCAGGGTGGATGTTGCCGACTGAATCTGCTCAGGCGGCCTGTACGTGGCGCAGCCAGCAACCATACCGGCCAGCGTCAATGGGATTACCCATTCGAGTACTTTCTTTAACATGTTGCGCTCCTTTGTTTTAGGGTTGTCGATTTAATGCAGAAACATCTCTGCAAACACTTGATTTCCAAGAGGATATAAGCGTCATTGGACATGACGCGGGACGGTCCCGCAGAACCATAAACCGAAGCAGGAGACGCCCCATGAAACAGGTAAAAGACAGTGACGACGCCAGAACGGCCTACAAAAAGCGCCAGGACAACATTGCCGAGTACATCCAGCGGATTCAGAAAAAGCTGAATGCAGATGTCGGGCAATCGAACATAAACTGGGCGCACGTCGGGTCGCTCGGGCATGTCGAAGAGCTGCTCCAGCAGATCGATGAGTTTCTGGGTTAAGCCACCGGCTTCACAAACAAAGGAGTCAATGCCATGACAGAGATGACCATTCATGAAACCACAGCCGCCTTCATCAACCATCTTCGGGAGAACGGCAAAAAGGAGCGGACGCTCTACACCTACCGGAAGGACCTCGATCTCATCGAGGGAT